CCCAGAAATGATGTTGAAAAGCGCCGTTATATTAACAACATAATGAGAGCTCTCCAGGCTGACGTCATTAATCAGGGTGTCTACGGTGAACATATGTTCGCTTTCTTCAGGGGGTTAGGTACATGGTTAACCCTCCGGTCCCACTCACAGGAGGGTGGATGGGTCCGTGATCCAATAGCTAGTGCTGAGTACCCCCGACCCAGGGGCTTTATCTCAACGCCCGTTTCCGAGGTGACCCAATTCCCTCGATTCTACAAAACGGTAACCAACAGTGAGTTGTTCCTTAACGATATCATTAGCCATTTCTTGGAGTGTGCAGCATGCGTTGCTGACTCCGACCCTGCTAGTGAACACCAGCTCACTTCAGTCTACACAAACTCGTGCTACGAAGACGAGGATACTGTGTCGGCTGAGTTCCGTGATAATGGAGACTACCAACGTCCCAGCGCTGTGCCGGAGCTTAAGGATGTCCTCGACATTTTTGAAAACCACTGCATAAGCATTATCACCAAAACCGATCTTGGCACGCCAAGTGATGGGCACGTGGCCACTTTGCCTCGCAACACATTCCGCCCCTACTTTGTGCAGGACCAGGTGGACACTCACATCGGGCGGTCTTCGATACTGCCTTATGCTTTCGTGGAGAACGGCGTCCTCCTCAAACACGAGAGTACTGTGAAGGCGGATGGGCCTAAGGCAGGTAGGAAGGTGGAACTGTCTCTCTTCGGTAGTGAAGCACGAGTGTCGGCTGTGCACACGGACCGTGTGACAGCATCCGGTCACCACCTTGCTCCGAAGGTTTACTTTGACTACCGTGATCAAGGGTTGCGCCAGCTGGGTGCAACATACATGGGTTCAGCCCCTTTTGGTAGTGCCGCATTCACCGAAGCACGGATCATAACTCCTGCCGGCAATGCGCCAGACATGATCCTTTGCCGAGACGATCAAACAACACTGGCCTCCTCCCACTGGGTTAGACCTCACTGTGGCGTCCCTATGCCTGGTGAATGTAGTATATGGAATGGGCGTGCCATAATCGAGGTGACAACAAGCAGGGGTAGCGATCTGCGAACAGGTTTAGCTGAGGTTGTTACTGTGGAGGTTGGTGAACCGACGGCTAGGAGTGTAGCAGCCCTGACAGGAGGTGATCTTGTCATACGTCGCAATGTCAACAACTATTATCGCACCGTGATGAACATCAGTGAGCTTAGTACTGATGAGGCGATACAGGAGGAAATGTTCGAAGCAATGGACGACCACCTCCCCATTCGTAGGAGGTTCGGGGACCCCGGTTTTGTTGGCCTCCCTGAAGTAAATGATGAGCCGGACGATGTGCTTGGCCCTGACCCAGATAGGGCCGCAGAGCACGCCACCCCACATAGGGAGGAGGAAGGAGATGCTGAAGCTGACACACCAGACGACGAAGTCGAAGAAGGTGATGTCGGCGCTGAGTAATGAGTAGGCTGGAGACGGCACTGGCATTGTTAGTAAGCTGTAGTACTAAGATGACAGGTCGTGACCTGGTTGAGCTATCCCGTCGTGTATGGGATGTACCTCTTCAGGTACGATTGACACGAGAACAGGTTCTCGATTTCGTGTCAAGTCAAAAAGAGAATGCCGTATGCCGGTCTAAGATAACCTCAAAGGAGCTGGCAATCGGATCTAAAATTATCCAGGGGTCTTTAGACGACAGGACTGTGTTCCCACTTAAACACCATCCGGGTTCGTCGACAAAAGTTAACGTCTTTCTCAACGATATAGCAAAAGACGCTAACAATTATTGTAAACTAGATATCAGTGAAATCCTAGGACTTATACAAGTCAGAGGTCGTCTCATAGAGGGACGTAAAATTTACAACGATGAAGCTGCTGGTTGGCTGACTTGGTGTGTGGCTTGCTCTTTACAAGGGATACCTATCTGCCCACTACTATCCATGTCATACGACGAGCTATCCGATTTTAGTAACAAGGTGAAAGGATTAGGAGTGGCTGGTTCACCTTTGCTCCACTTGTTGGCCGAGCCGAAAGTTCTGGCTGGTCGGGGGGTTAAAAAGGTGGATTGGGAGGAGGAAATCAAGAAAAGGACTAACCCTGAGGACTTTGAGGGTATGTTAGCTAGTTTTGAAGATAAGGAATTGATGCATGCCATAGAGGAAGTGGTCAGAGAGGAACGAGGTGTTTTTGTTGCTCCATCGTGGAAGAAAGCTTGGGCTACCAGGTTCAGCACTACAAAAGCTGGATCGCACGTAAGATCTTATGCCGCAAAAGTAAATCTCCCCAAGCGTCAACTCACTCGTAGGAATTATGTGGAGGCCGTCGAGACGAGTGAGATATGGGACAAACCTCCTGGGGGCTTGATATCTGCTTCCGAGAAGTTGGAGACTGGGGCAACTAGAGCTATATTTTCCCTAGACAGTGACAACTACTTACGTTTCGATGCTCCTGCAAAAGCCCTGGAACGATGCTGGAGGAACTACAGATCCATATTAAAACCAGCGGAGGATTCAAGTTCCATCGAGATCGAGAAACGTGCGGCCCTACTCAAGAAATACCACATAATGTTTGATTATACTGACTTCAACTCAGCCCACACTCTTAAGGCGATGAAGATGGTCATCCGTGTGGCGTTTCGGGGTCTCGAGGATTCCTGGCTTGATTGGTTAGAGAAAAGCATTGACAACATGTATGTCAAATGTCCTTTAACTGGTGAGATGAAACATTTTGGGGGTACTCTACCG